AGTGTCATAGTTATTATTGCTTTCATTGGGAAAAGTCTCTAGCACAAACCGAAAGCCGTCAAGGATGAAATTAACATCGCGCATAGCTTCCTCAAACTTTTCCCATGCTTGCGACTCGTTCATAGGTTCTGGAATACCCGCCAACTCTGCCCTGTCGATGGGCAAGTGGTAAATGTGATCGACTTGCATTTGGAGATAGGAAGTAACCAGAATAAGTCATCGGTCATCGCCCACATAGCCACATAATCCACGTTACTGATGGCGCGCTTGGGCGTATTATATCCATTGCCAGTGCTGGTGGAGAAGCGATACCTAGTGCGCCCAGGCTCAACATTCTGCGCGGTCTTAACTTGGATGCGGTGAAACTTGTTATCCTTCTCTGCTACCACATCGTAACCCGCAAAATCTTCGTAGGGTAACAACACCGAATACCCGCACCGCAGTAACGCGCCGGTGACGCGAGCCACCCCAACTGCACCTATTTGGCGTGATGTTAATTTCATCCTTGACGGCTTTCGGTTTGTGCTAGAGACTTTTCCCAATGAAAGCAATAATAACTATGACACTGACGGCGATGCTGATGGCATCGGTGATGGCGGATGATGAAACCGAAATGAACGACTTTATTGGAGGGGTTTATCGTGGGGGTGGGAATGTTCATCGGGCTGGGAGTGTGATTATGACTGAAGATGGATTGATATTTAAGTCAGGAAGTAGATTTATTTATCAAGACGGCAGAGTCTGTCAGCACGTTGGGTCAACATATATTCGAGAAGATAGTAGTGTTGTAGTTCGCGCTGGCAGTGCCTTTGTGTCAAATGATGGGTTAACCGAAAAGGTTGGGTCTTGCTATATTGGTCCAGTTAATTCATTTACTGCTGGATCAACCACAGTAAGACAAGGGTGGGCAAGTCGTTAACCCTGCCCAAAGGTTGACAATCTATTCCTAATTCTGCTTTCTAAGCCTTGGATAAACTTTTTGCGAGCAGGGTTACGCTCGGCCATTCTATATTCGTCCTCAAGCTGGGCTTGGCTAGCCGCTCTCATTAAGGCTCTCGGTTCGACTTGGTTGATCGCGGCTAATGTCTTAGGACCAAACCCGCCATCTACTGCCACCTTCTGCCCCAGCGTGTTCAATCCTTGCTGGATGTACTTCGTTGCACCGCCCAGCCCACGATTAAACGCGAGATCCTGCGTGAATGGTTGGAGTGGTTGGGGGAGTCTTTCGACAAGCGGCGCGGTGTATCCTTGGATGTACTCTGCCGCAGCTTTCGCTCTTTCTTGCGCTGGGAGCGATGAGATGGCTTTGAATGCTTCTGGATGGTATCGGTCATTGATTCCAGCTACTTCAAAGTTTCCACCCATATCTCCAGATGGCAACTTGTAGACGGCAAGATTTCCCTGCTTGTCCTTGCGACCTTCCCATTCCACGGTTTGTAATGGTAGCGGAAGTTCGCCAGATGGTTGTGGTTCTGTTGGTGGTCTAACGTATTCGCTCATAGGTTCAATCCTTGCGGTCTGTTCTGGTGGTTGTTGCGGTGCAGCCGTGTATGGCTCTAGTTCTTTGCGGATAGACTCATTCCGCATACGGGGTTCTAACCCAGTAAAACGAGAAGCCGCCCCGCTGATGTCAAATTTCGCCATTACTCTCCTTGTTGCATCATAAGCTCTCGGCCTATCTCTTGACGCTTCTGCATCTCCTCTGGAGATAGTTCGCGCCTCATGCTTTTTGTGAGTGACTTACTAATCTTGTAATCCCGATACCTATTATTGGCGATAGCGGACGCATTATCTACGCCCATCCCGCCGGAGCGCATAGCGGAGATGGCTTCCGACCTAGACAACCCCAGCATCATTGCAGCGTGAAAATCTTTGTTGGCTTCATCAAACATAACCCTGCGCCTGTTCTGCATCTTCTCAAATTGCTCCCGCACATTAGCTTCCGGCACGTTACCCACCGCACCATACGTCTCGGTAAAGATCCTGCCAACATCGGCTATGTTGGAGTTAAACCTAGATGCCTTAGATTCTAGTGCCTTGGAGACATTGATAGATTGCGGGCGAACACCGAACAAGGCGGACAACTCCTCCGACGGCTTGTAGACGCGCCCATATCGAGAGACAGATGTGTCGGGTTGGCCAGATAGAGCGTATCCGATCCTGCGGATTTGAGATACGGTAGCTGGTTCTGTCTGTCGTAAAATGTATGATATTACATCAAGAGATTTATCTGTAAAAGTATCTTGAGGATTTATGATTGTTCTGCCACTTGCAGTCTCTCCTCTTTGGGCGGAAACAATAGCGTCCGTTAGAATACTTGGTCCTATATAAGATTCGGTAAATTCTTGAATTGCACCCAAAATCTTTTCCTCTGGATTTTTACCGACAGCCACAGCCTGCGCTGGTCCCATAAAGATTTCGTATGGGCTGGTGTAGGATATATCCACATAACCAACATCCTTGCCATCCATCCCAGTAGGCATAAGGGCAGCGTTCTTTTGGTACGGCGCAACAAACCTTCTTAACGCATCTGCCTTACGATCATTAAATCCAGTAGCCCACTTGGCAAGCTCAACCAAACCGTAAACCGCAGATGTTCCCGCCAACATTCCTATTAACCTTTGTAACCCGTATCTACGCATACCAGGTGTTTTCATGTCCTCGCCTGCATACCTCAGTGTATTGGGCAAAATCCGCAACATCTCTGAAGGCCAAGAAACAAAGTTTCCAATTAAAGGTTGCAGGCGGAAGGCTTTAATAATCCTTGGCACACGCGAGTAGGTTGGCCTTGTGTTTTTGACGCGCTCGGCTGCAATCACTTCAGCCTCTAGGCGTGACAACCCCCTGCCGTCCATTAGTTGCTTGGTTTCATTCTCCCAAGCCATTAGCTTAAATAGGTTGTCTCCAGCTCTGTAGGTCTTGTTAAGTGCGCCAACACCTTTCTTTAAGACATTAGCACTTTTACCCGCCAGCATTTCAGCGTAATCAATCGTAGATCCTTTGTACTGCTGTGCGTCTTTAAGCATTTGCGTAAACTCATTCAGAACAGTGTTGTCGTATACGCCTAGTTGAGCGGCGCGGGTTAGGTAGGCTCTGCCCTCCTTGGTATCCATTGCTGGTACACCAAAGTCGGCCAAGATGGTCTTAATGGGTTTAAGATTACCGCCGAAATTAAAGTTGCCGTTGACCACCTCAATCAGCACGTTGGAAATTGGGTTTCTAAATTGGGCTTGCACGCTACCTACTGTCTTGCCCCACTTCACCCAAGCGTTAGCCATTGAATAAAGTTGAAACGCTGTGCCGCCCTTATGAAACATCTCAAAGTTTTCTAGCGCATCGACCAAGTCCTTCTCTGCATACAAGCCATTTAACGGCGAGCGGGTATCCGATCCTTCCGCAGCAATTTGAGTTATCGCATTGCCGGTTGGCCTTTCAAAGAACAGCTTATTGGCAACTCCAAAGTCTTTAAGTTTATTTAACATCTCCTGCTTTTGCAGAAGGTCAATCATCTTGCTGGCTGACCGAGCGTAGTTAATAACGGGATCGGTGTATTCGCCCATAAGGAAACGAATCTCTTTGGGAATGTCTAATCGCTTCTTGGTTATGCCAAGGTTCTTGCCTAGCGTGGCGGCATCAATTAGGGACTCAAACGGTTTATCTCGGCCTCCTTCAACATACTGCTTAATCTTGCCCTGTACCTCAGCCTCGGTCACATTGGGGTTAGCGGCTTTCATTTGCGTGCGTACGAAGTTCTCAGCATTGGCATACTCAACTGGATTTCTGCGCTTAACCAATTCGACAGTGTACTTAGGATTTTCCCTGCCCTCGTAAGATCGGGTTAGGTACTCTTCCTTGTTTGCCCTGACAATATCAGCCTTGCTTACTCCAGACGGTCCTGGTTCTTCGCTGAACACGCCAGCCTCAATTAACTGTTCGGAAAGGTTGTCCAGCTGTCTGCGCATCTGTGAGGCAATGGGCTGGAAAGGCTCTGGTAGCGTGGTTACGGCGGTGCGTCCGCGCAAGAATCCGTCAAGTTTACCAGACTGCTCTGGCGTAAGTTTTGCTGTGCCATTTAATGCTTTCGCTGTTCTGCCCAAATCTGCCAGCGTAAAATCAATCTGCTTGAGCATCGCCTGCGTGCGCGATCCCTTCGCTTCCATGATGTCAAACATCTCTTTAGGAAGATTGCCTTCCGTGGTGAGCCACTTCTGCGCTACCTTGGCCGCACCTTCTTGCACATCGGAGACAATAAACCCAGCCTCACCAGCCTTGCCACGCATAGGGCGAGGCATAGTGGGTTTAGAAAGATTCTCCTTAAATAAATTATATTCTTCATACAATCTTTTTTGATCATCAATCGGAAGCTTCCCTAACTTTTCTTGCGTTAATTTCTTTTGTTTTAGAAATCTATTTCTTGCCTCATCTGGTGTTATTCCGTATTTATTTACAAAATTTTCCTCACCAAGCTGCATCATTGTTTTTGGCTTGTATGGTTTGCTGACAGGACCTTCCTCTATTTTTTGCCTTACAAGATTTGCAGTTTCTTGGTCTGGAGCAACTATATTCACTTTTACTTTATTCGGTAATTCTATTTGTTCTTGAATTTGCTCTGGAACAAACTCACCCTCTGCTGGCAACGCCAATCTCTCCGTTGTCGGCAACTGAGTCCTTGGCGTAACAATCGGACCTTCGCGGACTATCTCGCCTTGCAGTCCGCGAGTGTCTGGAATAATCGCCTCACGATTGATGCCTTGGGATTCGGTTGTAAATACATTCGTTCTCGGTACTGGATCGTTTAGGTCGACTAGGCTTTCCTGCATTGGCGTAATGATCCCACGCCGTTGCATCGCTGCCGTGTCGGCTTGTGTGCCACGGACAATTCCGCGCACACCAGCTTCGGGTAGTTCTGGTACAACAGGTCTAGGCGCGGGTAGCTCGGCGGTAGGTTGTGGCGTTACTTGCGGCTGTTCGCCTGGGGTAAGTTCAGTCTTATCTAATACCCTGCGTCCACCTAGTTCTACTTCAGTGCGCCTTGCTCCAGCTACGCCCCTTGCCTGTGTTCTTTGTGCTTCGGCCAGTATGCCATTCCAATCCCTAAACTCCGCTTCTGTGGCAGTACCAGATTTAACCCTTTCATTCAACGACAACGCCTGCTCTCGGTTATATCCCTTAATCCTTGACCCACTCCCCAGCCCAGCAAAGGCCGCACCGAATAAGGCATCCGTGGCGATTGTGCTAGGTCGCATATCAAATTCTGTTCCTAGCTCCTCTGAAATAATTGCTCTTGTTCCAACACCAGCTCCAACACCTATTCCAGCACCCGTGGCTACAGTCTTTCCCAGTTCCTGCGCGGCTCGCTTTGCGCCTAGTTCCTTAAACAAAGTCCCGCCAGCTTGTGCCAATTGTCTTACCCCAACTGCGCCTAGTGCTAGAGATGGAGCAAGTTCGCCAGCGGTGGCATAACCTGGAGCAATTTGTTTAGATACCTCTATTTTTCTTGGAACATTTCCCAAGGGAAAGTTTCTTAACGCAACATCAGCCAATTCTGCGCCAGCAATTGATCCAGCAACACCGCCAGCAACAGCCCCTACTGGTCCGCCTACAGCCGCGCCACCAATTCCACCAAGCAATCCGCCACCAACCGCTCCCACGCCTTTTCCAAAACCAGCCAAACCAGCTATTGCCTTTGCGCCGACCTGAGAAGGCACATCCACGGCCTGCGTGTTTACAAAATCATCAATTTCAGCGTCCTGCTCTGGCGTGTAGTCTTTAAGCGTAGATGCGTATAGCTTAGTCTCCTCACCCCACTTGCGGGCTAGGTCAACTTGCTCTGGATAAGTAAGAGTCTTGTAATCTTCGGAAGCCTTGACCTCACTCCACGCCGGAGGTTCTTCTAGTTTTGGTGCTGGCTCTGGCTCTACGGGCATCCCCGCCAGTTGCCGAATACGATTGGCTGATGATAGCTCTAGGGCTTCAGCCATGTTATCTGCCTAGTCTTGTTTTAACCCAATTTGCAGCCGCTGGTTCTTCCTTGCCTCCAAGGGCTTCTCTTAGTTGATTTTTCATAAATTGAGGAGTTATTTCAGAATCTAGCAATTGTGCTGCTTGAGGTACAGTAACAAAAATAGGATTTCCATTCGCAGCTATTAGAGGAATTTTCCCGCTTGATGCTGCTCCAGTAAGTTTGCTCCTTACATCCGCACTTGCCATTTTAATTGCTGTATCTCTTGGTTGACCCTCTGCCTCATAAGTTGCGGCCAATTGAGGAACTTGAGTGCGGTAAATTTGAGTATAAATATCTGCTCCAGCCATGCCGGCCTCTGGAGCAAGAACAGTTCGCTTCACTCCGCCAAGGTTTATGTCGGCAGTTGGAAGCAAGGATTTCTCGCCAGCCAAGTAATTCTTTGCGGCCTCAACTCTTGCTTGCCTTGCCCTAGCTTCAACATCAAGTTGTCCCTGCATCTTTGTGGCCTCAAGTATGCTTGGCCCGCCTTGTGCAGTCATCCTTGCGCCCATTTCCTCGCCAATAGGAATCCCCGATTCTTTTTGCTTTTCTTGCTCAAGAAAAGCAGCAACATCGGCAGCCCTGCCAGCCCTTCCAATCGGAGTTGACATTGTCTCTTCTTCTTTTCCTCTTGCTACACGTTGACGAAGTTCCTCCATCTTGAGTGCATCTTCTTCAGCCTGCATTGCTTTACTTGCGCGATAGGCTCTGATGCTATCCATCTGCCAAGGCATAGGAATAAGAGGATCGTTTGGATCTAGTGCCATAAATTATCCTATCTTTGAATCCATCCACTTACGAATGAGTGCCTTAATTTTCGGCCTGTTGCGTATTGACTTGGCAATCCTCTCGCCATACTCAATGTAATAGTTTCTCAGATTGTCAGATGCCTTGGTCAGCATCCACTCGCGGAACTGAAGCCACTTAGGATTGTCTATGCCGTAAACTTCGCGAGCAACCCAACATAAAAGCCCAGCACCAGACAAAGCTCCAAATCCTCCAGCAAGATCCTTAAATCCACCAGCGGCTGTTGCAAAATTCTGGAATGCATTTGGCTGCCTAGAAATTGCACCAACCTGCGCACCGTAGGTGCTTGCTCCGTAATCAGCCTGCGAGCGATAAAGCTGATTAAACGCATTGGTAAGCTGGACAGGAATCTGTTGGTCAACCGCTTGATAGAAGTTAGCAGCCGTGGACGGCTGTTGATTAAACCCGCCAGGCAATGCTTGATTGGCTTGGATGTAGCTCTGCATTGCAGCCTGCTGCTGTGCTGTGCGTGCGCCAGCAAGGTTGGCGATGGAGGGTCCGCCAGCAACAAAGTTGGAAGCTGCACCCAGCCTGTTCTGCTGGAGTGCATCACGGAAAGCCAAGTCAGCCTTGAGCGCATCACCACTCGACAAGCCAGATCCAAGGAAGCTCTGCGCTGCTCCGTAGCGCGCCAGCTTGCGAGCTTCGCCAGCCGCACCGATCTGTGAGGCTTCTTGCACTGCCGGTCCAAGGCCAAAGACGTTGCCACGGGCAGTCTGTGCGGCTCGGATAGATTGCTCGTATCCACGCCGTTCTTCTGCGCCAATTGTCGATCCAAGGCGGAGTTGATTAAGAGCCTCGTCCTCGATGGTCTGACGAATCTGCTCAGTCTCTGGCGTGGTCGTAGCACCAATTGGCTCAGTAGCCATCTGGCGATACTGCTGACCTAAGCCAACCGCAGTGCGGTAGGAATCGGGATCAATCTGGAAAAGCTGTTGTGAAGCACGCTCTTCGGGTAATTGGACAAAAGACCTAAAGGCAGTTATCTCCTTTAGCCCTTCGGGGCTATCCATCGTGATAGGCTTGAAATTCTTTTGCATATCCTGCGCGCCAGTAACTGCGCTGGTTACGCTCTTTAGGTCATCGTTGAGTTGTTTAATGAATACTTCGGAAGATGTACGCCTAGCATCGCCAGCGGGAAGATCGGCAAGAAGTTTGTTTGCCGCAGTAAGTCGTTCATTGATGCCAGCAATCTGCGTGTTGCCGCGCTCAATTACGCTGTTGAGGCGGGATAGCTTGGAGTTATTGTAATCGTCAACGATCTGCTGATCGGAGACTTGGAAGTTTAGCATTGAGCCAAGATCAGACGATCCGTAGTTACGACCAGCAGAAAGTTGTGATAGGGCTTGGTTAAACTCTGGTCCTGCATTTGGATTTTGCATTCCCATACCTCCAGCAGTTAATGCTTGGATTTGAGAAGCAAGGGAATTTCTGGTATTTTCCTGGCTAGTAACATCAGCAAGCCTTTGCTCGTATGTCTTTTGAAGATTTGCTATTGATTCGTCTTGCTTCTTTTTAATTATTGCATTTGACGCATTGGTTGCTTCAGCAATTGAATTGTATGGATAATCATTTTTTTCCTTATTATATTTGATTATTTGATTGTCATATCCAGTATATTTTTGTCCGTTCCAAGATGCTTGACTTATATTTCCATCGGCATCTACTGAATATCCGTAATACAAACCTGTATTCCTATCAAGAATAGCCATGATTATTTAGTTCCCGTGCTAAAAGTAGGATTTGAAACATTCGTGCCAATCGTGCCATAAAAGTCTACTGGCCCTGGCTGGCGGTTAAACGCAACATTCTGCTCAACCGAGCTATAGGGCGATGTGCCATATAAACGCTCGAACTGCCTAGTCATTTGATCGCCTAATCCACGATTCAGAGCATACGCCTGTGGGCTAGTCTCGTACTGCCTACGGAGCGATTCTAGGGTGCGCTGTGGACCGTATTGACGTTCTAGTTGCATCCCAGCCTGCACGCCTGCTTGCTGGTCTAGGGCTGATAGCTGGCGTTCCAAGCCACGCTGGGCTGGTAGATACTGAATGCGAAGTTTGTTTTCTAGCTCTGCCATAGCCGGAGCTTTTTCAATATAAGTCTCGATATTCTTCTTGTACGCCTCTGCATTAGCCTGTGCGACCGCTGCTGGATCGGGCGGAGGGGGCGGTGCGGGAATAGAAGGTGATCCACCCATGGTGTTAAACCCTAGCCTTTCGCATAAATGTCATATAGTCGTAACTCCTTGGTTTGCCAGAACGATTAAAGGTGATCCGCTTGCGGGGACCGAAGCGTTGCCAAAGCAACAACAGCAAGCAATTCAATGATTTAGCACCCTTTGAGGAGATAGTCAAATCCACAAACACATTCTCACCATCTTCAGTATGCTCATAATGCTTAGGCTCTTGCCCATCCTTTAGACACCTAGCCAAAGCCACGCCTGCTATGCCATCCTTATCCTCTACAATGCCTACCATCCCCTGCTTCTCAAACCAGCCGTACCATTCAGCCAGGTTAGGCCACATGGACTCCGGCACGCCACTCTCCTCAATGTACTCCACAGCCGTCATATCGTCTTTTGCACCTCAATGGTATCGGGGTTGGCGGCTGCGGTAATCTGCCTAACCGCCATCTTGTTTGCCTCAGAGGTAACACTGATGTTGATTAACCGCCACTTCTCGTACTTGCGCAGATCGGTAGCAATGCGTTTCTTGACCGAAGTAGGCAGAACGGCTGGCAGGACAAATGGCAGTACCAAAACGGTGCTGGCAATGTTTAGGTTGGGCTGCACTTCCACGTCGCCAACATCGCTGTCCCGCTGGATGGCAATAGTGGCGTTACTAGAAAACGAATCATCAAAGATGATCTCAAAATTGCTACCATGTTTTTGAGCAAATGGATCGCCAAAGTCCATATCGCGGGTACGAACAGACGAGCTAAAATCAAACGTGCCAACGCTTGTCCCGTTGGATTGGATGCCAAAATCCACATAATCTGCTGACGTAGTTTGAGCTGGTGTCTTGTATCCGCTGTACTTGTTAATCTGGCCAGTGGTCAATTTCATCATTAACCGCAAGCCTTCGCTTTGGAAATTGGTCAAGGCAAACTGCATTACCTTCGGTGTCCAAGTTCCCTCAAACGCTCCCAGAATAGTGTTATAGACTAAGATCGTATCGTTAAAGTTATTGGAGGCTGTAGGTACGGCTAGTAGATACCTATTGTCGTAGTAAGCCGCAGTGCTAATGCCAATCTGCGCTGTATTGATTTCTTGGATTACATCCTTAACGACTTCCGAGATAGGCAAGCCGACTGAGGTAAAGTCGTCCGACGCAGACCGAATGAGCGACCTAATGCCATCGTCAGACAGAAAGAATATGTCGCTGTTAACCTGGATGGCTGATGCCCCCGCCACGCACCCAATGTTATTGGAAATGATCGATATGGTCCAATCAGCCGCACTGGTCATGTCGGGCGGGATGGTGATTTGGAATATCCTGCGCCGCTTGAATACAATAATACGATTCTCAAAGTAAGGCACAATAGCGGTAATCTCATCACCATCATCGCCGTTAACTACCACGCTGTTTGTCAAATCCCACACGGAAGGATCTAGGATGTCCGAGGCGTAAAGTGTATTGCGGTTTGCACCAGAGCCAACGCCAAACAGCCTGTTGCCAGCATTGATAATCGTCTGTAACCCCTGGGGCGGTGGGCTGGCCGTAGCCGTAGCCGTAGCCCCAGAGCCGTTGCCAATAATCGTAACCGTAGGCGTGTAGCCGTAGCCAGAACCGCCATTTACTACCACCACCCCCGTCACCGCTCCGCCAGCTACGTTGGTAATTAAAGTAGGCAATTCCCCGCCCCAGTTAGGGCCGGTGATAATGGCAGTCGCGCTGGTATACCCAGAGCCTGCGGTTGTGACGGTTATTGCTCTTACCTTACCACCCTGCCGTTGGACAATGTTGCCATCAAAGAAGTGTAAATCGTCATCGGCATCAGCCAAAAACATTTTGTTGTTAAACTGCGCCATAGAAACTTTGGAGGTATAAGCCACAACATAACCATCCGCCCATTTCTCGGCTTCCGCAGCCCACGTCCTATTGACCGCGCTCCAAAGTTCATCAGCAGGATGGAGGTCGGCTGTGCCGTTGGAATCAATCGTGTACAGCCTGCCTTGGGTCACAGTAACCAAATCTTCCGTGCCAGTAGTATCGTAGTAAGCCATCCCGCCGATTGATCCCTGCTGGGATGTAGCGGTCGTATTAAAGCTAGTTACCCCGCGCCGAGTCTCCAGATTGCCCTTTGGGGAAAGGGTCATGTTGACCAACCTTTGTACTTGGTTCTGGGCTAACTGGTCAGATTGGAGTCCGCTGGCTTGTCCGCCAGTAAAGGAGCGGATACCATCAAACGCCAACACATCGTCGGTGGCATCTATGAAATACGCCATAGCGGTTAGATAATCTCTTCGATGCCTAAATCGCCCAAGCCAACTGGGGTAATCTGCTTCATCCCGCCAACTTGGGACAACTCGTAATTGGCCATCGCCGCTAGGTCGGCGTTAGCTGCCTGCGTGACAACTTGCGCCTTGCCGTACTGCCGCTCCCGCTCCAAGGCATCAGCGTGGGTCAAGGCTAAGACAACGTGGCTAACGTGGGGTAAGCGTAGTTCGTCGGCAATGGCGTTGGCAGAGGGAGGAAAATCTACGACTAGGTTGGTGCGGGTTAGGCACTGGAGCTTTTGCACCACCAAGAGCGTGTTGGTGCTGGTGGTGTCTAGCTTGGGGTAGAGGTCTAGCTCGGCAGTTCCGCCGGTGTTACGCCCCTTGAAATAGTAGAAAGCAGGCGTGCCAGTTGTGTCCTCGTCCAGCAAATTAGCGTCTTGGCTAACGATAGTAGCCAGATCCATCGCTTGAATTTCAGCATCGTTGTAAGCTACCGAAAGAGGGTTCTCCACGTTGGAGCCAAGGGAGACAGTCCTGCTGGCCGTGCCGACTGAGTAGGTGGAGGTGGTAACAGTCTCGCGCCAAGCAGCAAAGTTCCAGACTCGGCGATAGTTTAGCGAGGCTGACTTTTGCAGGAAGGTAAGCGTATCGGCATCGGTCTTGCCGATCTTCTCGCCAGCGTATTGGGCGATTTCAGTTAGGGTCAAGCGGCCTCCAAGGTTGCCACTTTGGATTCCAAGAACTCCACTTTCTCAATCAGCTTTTGAATTGTGCCATACATAGCCGCATAAATCTGGTCAGAGTTAAGGTCTTTGCAATCCTCAATAACATCCTCGCTAACCAATCTCTTCTCTGTCTTTGTTTTGGCTACCCCATTCTCATCAAGAACAGTATTACCATCAGAATCCAATTCTGGTGTGACTACATCTTCAAAGACTTGATTGTAGGCAAATCTGTTTGTTCCAACGGCTTTAGGAAACACTGCTTCTACATCTTGTGCAATCCAGCCCAATTTGCTCCTGTCTTTAACTTGCTCTTGAGAATAAACTTCACTCTTCCAAGTGTAGCGTTTGAGTGGAACTTGCTTAACAATTTCGTAGCACCGATCATTATCAGCGTTTGTAATGTTGGTTTTTAACCTTCGGTCAGATGCGATTGTCCAAGTGTTAGTTGACGGCTTCTTTGCGCTGTCGGTGGATAGTTCTAGTTGTGCGGTTGGTGTCATTCCAATCCCAACATTCCCACTCGAATCAATGGTCATCCTTGCTGAGTTGTTTGATATGAACTGCACTGGATGAGCCGTTCTTGAACCAAAAAAAGATGCGCTGTCAAGTGTACCACTTACATCCGTCCTGCCTGTTGAAGACCCCTCAACTCCCATGTAAAGATTTACTGAATCACCATTAAAGTAGCTATTGAGTAAGTGTTTTGTTAAGGTTGTGCTTTGGAATAACATCGTGTTTTGGTCGGCGGCGACATGGAGCCTTCCTGATGGACTTATCCCAATCCCAACATTACCACTCGAATCAATTCTCATTGCCTCTGTATTATTGGCATCAAATGCTAGTGTTCCACTAGACCTCAATCTAGTCAAACTTCCGTCATTAAAAAATGCTCCCTTTTGAGTTCCGTTTGATTTGATTTCTAAAATTCCGCTAGTTGTGCCGTTAATAGTTAATGAAGTAAATCCAGCAGAGACGAGTGGAGAATTAGTCCCAATCCCAACGTTGCCACTTGAATCAATTCTCATTGCCTCAGCCCCACCCTCACTAAACGCAATCGTGTCAGCGGCGGGGAAGAAGATGCCTGTGTTGGTATCGCCTGTGGGAACGATGGCTGGGGCTGCGGCTGTGCCTGTGCCTGTGGTAATGAGGGTTGTTGCGACTAGGGTTGGGATCGTGCCAGTAGTGCTGTTAAGCGTAGCAATCGTTCCTGCCGTTGTATTGATCGTTCCGGTAAGCTCGGCCTTCATTACGTTGGCTACTGTCATCCTCTTCAGATTGTTTGAGTCTGAAGCGTCGCCAATGAGCAATGTGTCATTAGTAGCAATAACTGTCTCTGACGTGCGATCCTGGATAAAACCAGAAGTGGGAGTTGCGTTGGTAACGAGCAAGCCAAGTTTTATGGCTGTTACATCGTTTGATACTCCGTCTGTAAATGTTGCTCCTGCGTTAAATGATGCCATTGTATTATCTCCTAATTCCCTAAACGATTTTTAAGCATGTCCCAGGCTATTGAGCAGATCAGTCCAATAATCCCGGCTATGGCTAGCGCCTTTGTCCGGAAGTGCTCTAAGGCAGATACCCTGTTTACCACATCTCCGTACTTTGACAAGGAGGTCTCGACCATGTTGTACAATTGGACCTGGCGCTCTTCCATCCGGGCGAGCTTGACCTCTATGCTCCACACCTGGTCTTCACTCATTGCGAGACTCCAGGTACTTGAGACTTACCGCAAGATGTACGACCGCACCGACGACCTCGTCCCGGTCCCTTCCGTCCGCCACCATCCTTTTGATTGATCTGTTGACTGACAGTAGGTGCTTCACGGCCCCGATATACCTCGTTCCCCTTGCAAGCCTGTTGTTGTCCTCGGCACACTTCAGTGCCTCCATGAAACAGGCGTAATCCTTTGCCGTCAGCAATAAACGCAAGCCCAGGACTGTGACCCATGTTGCAATGCGTTTCATTTGACATTACCAGCGTCCGTGGCTGCTCCCATATCGGAATAGCGAGGCAGTACATTATTATCCGCTGG